ACTATTACTGGCTTCTGTAGTTCTTCTAAAATCTTTTTCTGGTAAGGTTGATTGTACTTTACCTGGTCTTGGGTCATGTAGTTGTATCATACAAGCTTCATCAGGAACATCCAAGAAATAAAACCCTGATAATGAAACACCAAAAAAATGAGTGTGTTGTTCCATACCTGAAGATTTGTGATGGTCTTGTACCCATAATTCACTTACAAAAGTACCATATAAATTCATATCATACCCTTGTTGGTCTAATATGGAAAATCCAGAATCAGAAATAAACTTAACAAAATCTAGAATTCTGTTATCGTTTGACATATTTGGTCCCATTATAACCGGATAAACATCATCAATTTTGTGATGTTTTTTTCCTATTTCTAGGTATTCATTTGAGACTTTTCTAACGGTAGTTAGAAATTCTGGTTTTTCAACTGTGTATATAGTTGTTGGAAACAAGTGCAACGGCATAAGGTTGGTTGTCTGCTCAGTATTCATAATATAGTCCTTAATTGATTATGTCAAGTATTTAGTTGTCAGGTTTAACTGGCCAATTAATTATTCTTGGGAAAGTATTCTGTGATGTGATGTCTCTTAACTCTTGACGGTATGTTGCCCATTTAATAGAAGTATTGGCTGGAACATCCGGCATTTGTGTCCAATCAGATGCAGCTAATAAAGCATTTCTTCTTATTCTGTATATAGTGGATGCCTTTAAGTCTGCTTGTGTGTTGGCATAATCACTAGATTCCATCCATGTCATATACAAATTACCAGTATTGTCTTTTTCAACCACTTGAATACTTGTGTTTGTTGGTTGTTCTGTTGTAAATGTTGGCAACAAAGTAAGATTTAATGCCGTAGCAATAGTTGTTGCATTAGCATTTCCCCAATTCTCACTATAATTTAATATCAAATAATCTTCTGGTATAATATTGGTACTAGGTGTAATTGTGTATGTTGATGTGTAGTAATTCATAAGTTATGCTCCAAATACAATACCTTGGCCATATGATGTTAATCCTAAATTAGAACCGGAATATGTTGCTACTGTACCTGTAGTATTCCATACTGTTCCTGGAATTTTAAACCAAACTGTATAGTGTGTTGGATCCAAATACATCGTAACTCCGCTACCAGCCGTGAGGCCTGCACTAATAGTTGAATAATAAGATGATTGCAAATAGAAAGACATATATGCGTTGTTTTGTGTTGTATGTAATCCTGGATTGGAAAGTGAATATGAAGATCCGCTATTAAACGTAAAAGCTTGGCCATTAACTGAATAGACGGTTGAAGAAGCAATATCAGTTGAATTAACAACAAATCCAGGTCCCAAACCAACATAATCACTTTGTCCTGTAGTCGCTATTGAAAATGAATCTCCACCTGCACCATATCCGGTAAGATACCACCATCCACCACCGCCTTGAGTAGTTAATATCAGAAAATTACGACCTGCAGTTGCATCGTATACAACATTAACCGATCCTCCACTCGAATCAAATGTGCTTACCACAAATGCCGAACTTGATGTATATGCCGATGGCACAGTGAATCCAGTTAATAGTCCGTAGTTTGCCATTTGACCACCGATTGGAAAAACATATCCACCATTAAATGTACCACCGCTACCACCACCGCCAGAACTTGCTGAGAATGTAATTGATTTTGTAGAACTACAAGCACTAATACTTACACTACTGCCAGCAATAAAGTTTATTGTATCCGAACCAGATGCAATAAACTGGTTAGTTCCACCAACAGCTACGGCCGTAAATGCACTTTGCAAAGATCCGGAAGCCAAACTATATGCAGAATTAGCTTCATTAAAAGATGCTTGTGCTAATATACTTGCTGAGTTTGCGGTATTCCTAGCATACTGGTCTATTGGAGAACCACCACTTGTATTTGCTTGGTTAAATGCCGCTTGTGCTAGTGTAGAAGCTGAATTTGCTTGAGTATAAGCTGAATACGAATAAGTATTTACAGCTGTAATAGATGTATTTTGTACTGTATCAATAGCAAACAATAAAGCAATATTAGCATTAGATGATGACATTGATCCTTGTAGTAAAGCAATGTTGGCATTTGCTGAATTTAAGTAACCAAATAATAAGGTAGAGTTTGCATTGGCTGTATTAAGTCCACCTTGTAGATATACCGTATTGGAACTGGCTGAATTTGCTTGAGTATAAGCTGAATACGAATAAGTATTTACAGCTGTAATAGATGTATTTTGTACTGTATCAATAGCAAACAGATAGGATATATTGGCATTGGCTGTATTGAGACCACCTTGTAAATAAACTGTATTAGCTACTGAAGAACCAGCAGTGTTTTGTACTGTACCATCAGAGAATTGTAAAGGTATACCTCTTAACACTAAACCTGATCCAGCTTTGAATCGTGCTACTTCATTACCCTGATTTGTTCCGTTTTGTGCAAAGATAATATCATTATTAAAACCAGTTGACAGTATCATATTACCGCCACCAGTTGTTGTATTACCAGCTACAATCCAGTAACCATCATTCTTGCCAATTAAATTGTAACCAGGATAATTATAAGTGGAAGATCCTAGACCTATATCTAAAAATCCATCGTTAATTGTTCCATTATCAGCAGAAATAAACAAATCACCAGAAGCATTAGCTCCAGAATTAATGTTTTGTATGTTAACACCACCTGCATAACCATTGTAATTTGCTGTGAATTGATTAACTATCTGTTGTTCTAATAGATATCCTGTAGGTATACCGGTGTATAAAGCATTAAAACCATTACCTGAATAACCAAAGAATTGACCAGTATTACCAGAAATAACTTGAGTTGTTACATTACCCGTATAAGTAATATTTCCTGATACAGATAAAGAGCCGTTAATTATAACGTTACCTTGAATTGTACCGCCATTATTAATAAAATTCTTACCTATGTTTGCAGTTGTATAAGCAGAATATGCATAAGTATTAATTGCTACTGTATTAGCATTAGTAGAATTTAATGCACCTTGTAGATATATTGTATTAGAACTGGCTGAGTTTGCTTGAGTATATGCTGAATAAGCATAGGTATTAACAGATGCAACGGAGGTATTTTGTGTATTTACTATACCAAACAAATATGATATATTAGCATTTGCTGATGACATTGCACTTTGTAACAACAAAGTATTAGCAGAAGAACCTGCTAAATTAGCAGCTGCATATGCTGAATAAGCATAGGTATTAACAGCCGCAATAGATGTATTTTGTACTGCATCAATAGCAAACAATAAAGCAATGTTAGCATTGGCTGAATTGATTTCACCTTGCAATACTGTTATATTATTTGATGCAGTATTGGCTGTTGTCCTGGCATATGAATCAATGCCACCTGTATTTGCTTGATTATAAGCTGCTTGTGCTATTGTTCTTGCGGTATTGTCTGTTGCATACCCATTAAAAGCTGTATTCTGTTGAGTACTATCTGCAAATATTAATGTATTTGGTAATGTTAATGAACCATTAATAGAACTCAAGCTTGCTGTGTAACTACCACTAATTAAACTTGAAGATGATCCACCTCCACCGCCACCATGAGATAAAGCAAAAGACTCTGTTGCTAACCGAGAACCACCAATTGTTAAACCATCATGTACAGTAATTGTTTTATTTGTGGTATCAATAATTAATTCACCATTAGCTCCTATTAAGCGACTAACGGTATTTGAATCATATCTTTTAAATTGTAGTCTTGATGTCATGCCAGTAAATCTATGTAAGTAAAGTCTGAAATTGGAGCTGAAGGTATAAACAAGTTTGCGGTATTTCCGCTACCAGTGGTTACTGTTATTCCGCCAGTTTCAGTTACTGTTGTTTGGTAAGAATAATTAGAATTTGCATTGGCTGTAATTGGATTCGGAACTGTACTGATTGTAACCAATGTTGCAGGTACCACACCTGATTTATTGTATGAATTGAACGAATAGTTGGAATTTGTTTTTGCACCAATAATTGGTTGATTTAACATAAAAGTTCCACTAACATTCGTTAATGTCAATTGATTAACCTTAGTGGACCAATCTTTAACAACTGCTGTAGATGTAGCCGTACTTAATGAATACCCTTGGTAAACGATTTCACCTTGTTGATAAGTACCAGATCCTGATTGTGCATTAAGTACAACCGAATCATTAAGTCCAATTTCATTGGAAATATGAACAAATGCATTTTTAACAATACCTGCTGGTGGACTTGAAGCACCAAAGATAAAACCTTTGACTGTGAAGTTTAATGTCCATATAACCATACGTGTATCAGAATCACGGTTGCCTTCATATGTAACTTGTGAATTCACCTGATTCAATATAATAGGTACTTCTTTGATGATACCCATTTCAGGAATCAAATTTAATTTAATGGTATAGTCTGGTGTAAAGAATGGTAATATATGTTCAATAATTTGTGTACCATCTTCAATGTTTCTGACATAGATATTTAAATCAAAATCAAAATTATATGGTACAGGAACATATTGTGATACAACAACACCACTTGAAGCCGTATTAAAGTTTTTTAGATTAGTTGCTTGTTTACGTGAAGCATCATAAGAAAGACCATTCATCTCAAATGACATTCTTGGTAGAGTCATCTGAACTTTTTTGTCTAAGTTTGGATCACCTTCAATACGTTGTACATATAACTCTTTGGCTGCATATGCAATAGGTACTAAAAACCTTTCTGCTTCCGAGTTATCTGGATTATAACGCACCAAATTAATACCATCAAATAGATTACCAAATCCAATGACTAGTTTTCTGATGACACGGTCGTAATATACATTAGACATTATATATTCCCAAACGGATTAGATTCAGAGAAATCTATAATAGCACCAGCGTTGGTATTAATATAGGAATTATCATAATTTTCTTTAGGTGTTCCTGGTATCAACTGGTTATATGTACTCAAAGTATAATTTGCACCACTTGTTAGACCATAAACTGGATAATTATCTGTGAATGTACCACCAATATTTGTAACAGTTAATGTGTTTGTTGGTTTTACCCAAGACTGTACGATAGCCACAGTAGATGCGTTGGCATATGTACCGTCTGGTGACTGAAATACAATCTCTGCATTTACATAATTTCCTGTACCAGTACCCATATTTAATGGTATTGAGTATGCATTGTCGGCTGCAATAGTATCAATGTCTGGTACTCCAGTATTGAGAATTTCTTGTGAGTATTTGAATTTCTCCATTTCTAATTCATAGAAGTATGGAAACTTTCTACCTAACATAAAGAAGTCTTTAGTCTGATTGACAAACTTAATCTCATATAGTTCACCAGTACCGTTTAAGAATGGTATATAAACTAAATCACCTTCTCTTGGTCTGGTTAGAAAAGATGGTGTTCTTTGGTTGAAAGAACGCTTAGACATAATCACAGAAACTTGGTTCTTAATTTCAAGACCAAACTTAGAGAAGAATTCTTTTTCTCCTAAGTAATCACCTGAGTTTGATAGATACATTTCTAAAGGAAAAGCCGATGCAAACTTACGAATTGGATCTTCACCGTACAGTAAGTCTCTGGCCTGGTCGTTATTATTTGGTAGGTAATATGAATCAAAACCTTGTATCTGTATGGATTCTACAATCAAATCTTCAATGAGGCGTTGCTCTGGAAGACTTCCGTAGTTATTAAAATAAGGACTTGTTCCCATATTAGTTTAAGAAAAATTCTAGTGGAGAACCGTATTGAGTTTCCATCTCATCATGTAACATCTTAATTTCTTGTTCGGCTTCATCAAATGTTTCTTTGCCATTTAGTACAACACCACCAGGTAATTGTAGTCCACCATATTTTTTCATATTGGAACCCCAACTTCTTTTGATAAGTGCTGTGGCATACTGTTTTAACCAACGGTCATTCCATACCATATTGTATTGGTCTGGATTGATAGATGCATACGCTTCTGCTACAACAATTTGTCCTACTGGTGCTTCAGACATACCCCAAGCCCAATCAATGTAAAGTCTTTGTGTAGCTCTTTGAAAACGAATTGGAACTTCACCAGAGAACATCAATTCTAATGAACGTAGATGTTGTTGAGTCATTGTGTAGTTGATATAGGATGCTGATGTGAAGTCATACAACTCATTTAGACGGAGTTGGTATCTTAAATCAAACATATTCACATTTGCCTGTGAATCGGTAATTGGAAATATACGGGTAATACCTACAATTTGCAATGAATTATTGCCAGAATCTGTGGCTGTTGTTGCATCTAGGTATTTATTGTTGATGTCATTTTGTGTGACTGCATGAATCCAATAGACTTTTTGGAAGCCATCATAATGGTAATCTGTCCAATACTGTAAAGCATCATCTATTCTATCTTCCACCTGGTCGTCATCCACGTTTATCTGGACCACGGGAAAACCTAACCTACGTAGGCAATATGTTTTGAAGTCAGCTCTATTAGTTATTGTTGCCATATCATTCTCCTATTAAGGTATTTATAATAAGAGAATGATAGGTATTTTAGAGGTCTGTACAACCCTGGAATTCAGGTCTTTGTTTGATTATTGAATATACCTGTGCTCTGGTAGCATCAGGAATATAATCTTGACCTGTTAAGGTTACTTTTGCAGCTGAAAGTGGTTGACTTCCAGCTTGTCTGGCTGCTTCTGTAGCATAACCATAGATAGTTACTTCTGCACCACCGTTTTTAAAGTCTTCTTGGTATGCACCGATATTCCAATAATTCGCTGTCACGCCAAAGTCTGTGTTGACTGATATACTAATTGCCATTGTTTTCTCCTAATAAAGTAAGTAATGTATTTATGTTATACGTCCAAAGCACCCTGATATTCAGGTAAAGTTTTTAATACACTATATATAGCCGTGAACAAATCACCTTTACCATTCAAATCAGATACACTTATATAGTGTGCATGATTCGCAACTGATGATGCGTTTTGGTCTCTAGTTTCTTTGTTAAAATACACATGAACATGAACATGGAGTAAACCTTTATCTCCAGAAACTGTTTCTATTTTTGCGTATGCTTCTGGTGCTGGTACACCAAAATGTGTTGTTGCTAAATTTAATTGTAATGCCATTATATTTCCTTATAATTAAGATACGTCTGCCGTGTCTAAACGACAAACCCAACGAATTGTATTTGCTGCAGGTCCTTGTACGTTGACTGAAATACCACCATATGTAGTATCTGCTGTTACTGTTACGTTTCCTGTTACTCCCCATCCGTTTGCTGTTGCCTGTGAATTTGCACCTAATAATAAAATTGTTGGAGATCCTACAAGTGCCGTAGTGGATGTTGCTGATCCTGTTCTTTGTATAACACCTTTAATTTCCCAACCGGCAGCTGCTGCTGAGTTCGCATCTCTTGCTGATATAATACCATGAAATGTTGATACTGTGTTGTTTGATGTGCTGCCGTTTGGTGCTTGAACAATAGGTATAGTTGTTGATGAAGGAGATCCTACTGTTGCCAATTCCGTGACAGTTGCAGTCGTTGTAGTAGTGAATAAAACATAACTTGTTGCTTGTGTATCACCTCTACTACTGAAATAAATACCTGAATTATATGCTTGTGCTCCCAAAACACCTCTATCAATAACTCCGTATCCATTTATAATAGAAGAATAGCCTGCAGATTGTATTAAATTAAGTCTTCCTGTTCCAATAAAAGCTTTAGTAGAATTAGAACCAATTTGGTGTGATTCTCCTCCAACTATAGCAGAACCGGATGATGTTCCTACTATGTTATGTCCAACACCACCACCAATAAAACTACCTGGAGCGGAACCAATTTGATTTCCAGCAACAGATGGCGGATTACTACCATAACTATAACCGCCACCAGCAATCACAGAACCATGTGCTGTTGGTCCAATGTAATTGCCCCAACCACCACCAATTACAGACCAGTCACCAGTTGCTTTGTTGCCGTTAGCTACCGTACTTGCATCACCACCTCCACCAACAAAACTATATGAACCGTTTGCAGTATTGTTGCCACCACCAACTACAATACCGTGGGGCACAAAGAAAGATGCTGTTGTTGTTCCACTAGATGATGCAGCCTGTGATATTGATACGTTTGTTGTGCTATTTACAGCAGTAATATAAGTTGCTGGATTTATATTTGTACCTATTACTAATTGTCCAACTCTGATATTTGTATTGGCGCCACTTAAATTAACAATGGTATTAGCATTTATTGTTACTGACTGTGTATTGGCGGCTGCTGAAGAAGTTCCTGAGTTATAATATCCGCCCCCAATAAAGTTGTAATAACCAGCACTAGTATTGTTTGATCCTCCGACGGTTATACCCCATGGTTGACCAACGTTATTAAATTGACCACCACCAATAAAACCATAAGCTGGTGAACCCGAAATATTATTTTGATATCCACCCGCAATTGTGTTATAACCGGAACCAGATCCACTTGCGTAGTTATTATATCCTCCACCAACAAAACTACCTTGAGTTAATGCTGAATTTTGTTGGCCACCAACAATAACAGACCAAGTTCCTGAAGCAACCTGTGTACTATTTGTTCTACTTGTTTGAAAATCTACTGCATTGTTACCTCTAGGTCCACCGTTAGCAGTTGTATTATCACCTGGTTGTGCTTGTAGAGAACCAAGACCTTTTG